AACTGTCCATGAAGCTGCAGTTGCGAATGAGAGTGTCTTATTACCATTTGTCTGCAGAACATCACCAGAGCTCCCATCTACTGAGGGGAAAGTAAATCCATTTAATACACCCGTTAATTTAGAACCATCTCCCGTAATAGTAGCTGCATCTAATTCACCTGTGATTACAACTTTGTTTGATTTAATTTCATCTACTTCTATTTGATTAGTAACAGTGAGGGAATCAATAATGGCTTCACCACTTTGACTATCTGCATTGAGAATATCGGACATAGCTTATAATGGAGAACCTGAGAATACTTTTTCACCTTCCATAGCAACTAAACTACCTGGACTCATAGCAACACCCATTTTCCATGTCTTCTTCAATATCTTACCTAAACTTCCATTAAAACGACCAGGAACATCAATTTTCATCCCTTCAATTTGAATATGTCTACAATAATTTGACTCAGTACCACCCAACACTAATTTCTTCTTAGCTTTAAGGATAATACTATCTGCTTCTAAGGTAATAGTTCTTGCTGCTTTTATTCCTATAGAATTTTGTATTGAATTAATACTAACAGTTCCATTATGAGCAGTCATCTGAATACCAGTAGTATCATTAGAACCAGAACTATTAGCATCTATTTGAAATGTCTGCTCTGTTTCTAATCTGGTTATAGGGCCTTCATGATGTGCTATCACAAATCTAAGACCTGCTTCATTAGTAAATTTTAATGCTGCAGATTCTGCACCACATTTACTTTCATTAGGATTACGTGTTTCTAGGTAACATAAAGGACTCCACATGTCCTGAACTGTTGCACTGTATCCTGATTGATTAGCCATAGTTAATTAACCTCCCCACTGGAATATGTTTTACCGACACAATCAATAACCTCAATAACTTTTCCTTGAGGTAGGGTATTAGTCATTATCGGTCTTAGTCTAGCACCAGATCCTGTTTCACTCTGAATTCTCATATTAGGTAAATCACGATATGCAATTTGATTTACAATATTTACACCAGTAATTCTACCATCAGTTATTTGTAATTCAAAATTGTCCAAATTAGCATCTTCATAACCTGAGCCAGGTGCGTCAATTAAAACTCCACTTACAAAAGAATCATCTTCATCTTCAGCAGGGTATTTACTACCAATTGTAGTCATAGTTATACTAGTAATCTGACCATAAGTTGGAGATTTTGGATTCTGGTCAATAGTTGCCTTACCATATGCACCTTCTCCTTTCTGACATTGATCATCAAAAGTCACTATAGGTTCACTTGTATATCTTGCACCAGGATTTACAACCTCCACTCCAATAATACTTGCAGTTCTTTGTACTGAAGCAAACATATTATTAGTATCCAATCTATTAATAAATTTTCCAAGTATAACTCTACCTACTCCACCTTCTCCTCCACCACCAAAGATACTAACAGTTGGGCCTCCACAAATCTGCTCAGCTGGATCTCCACATGGGCCAATTTCAGATGATGGTGATTTACCTCCAAATATATCCCAAGATCCATACTCTTTTTCAAATGCTGATAATTTATCACTTGCTGCTGCTGTAACTGCAGTTCCTGAGAACATTCTTCTAAAGTCTTCATTCTGAGTAGAATCTGAAGAACTTGGTCTATCACCTTTACCTGTTACATAATTGTTACTAGGAGGACAATCTAATTTTTCACCACAAGTAAGTAGTCCTTGAGCCTTTGATAACATATCAACACCACTTGTTAGAAATTGTTTAGTATTAAATGCAAAACCTAATGTCTTTTCAATAGGTGCTAAAAGTGGAGTAGCAACTGAATCCATCATATTACTAGTTTTATTAGTGATCGCACCCATTAATTCTTGAACTGCACATGCTGGTGCTTGAGTTATATTTTTTGCTGCTGCTGTTACCAAATCACTAACAACACCTTGCATAGCATCCGTTATATTTTGCATACCACAAAAGGTACTATCAAATGCATTTTGTGTAGGGCCTAGCATCCCTCCTTGTATTCCTTTAATTATTTTAACTGCTGCAGGTTTAGGTAGAGTATGAGGTACTAAAGCCATAACTTGATTATTAATCTTTGCAAATCCAGCACTAAATTCTGCTTCCATCTTATCATTCAGTGCACCCGTCATTTTATTAGTTACACTAGTCATACTACGGGAAACTAAATCTGATACATTTTTAATTTCCTGAGGCATATTTAATACTTGATTTCCACCTGCCTGAATCTTATTAAAGAAATTATTAATAGAACTACTCACCTCACTCATAGCAGTATCACTACAAGGATTTGCTTGTGTAATAGTAACTCCAACAGTATTACTATCAGATTTAGTACATTCTTGTAATGCTCTAACAAAATTATTTCTTTTTTCTTTTGCTTCTTCAGTAAGTGAATTAAACGATTTAGGAATTACACCTTCAAAGGTTGAAGGATAAAGATCTTTATATTGTTTTATTACATTTTGTAATTTTGGGTCAGCAGGATTCGCTTCTATTAGATCTTTTACAGTACTAATAGATAAATCATCTAAAACTTTTGGTGCTGGTGTAATACTCATTGTTTTTGCAATTTCTCAACTACGGTTTCTTTCTGTATAGGTGCAATATCATTTAGGCCATTTGCATCGAACCAAGGTGCATCTTCCCAATCAAATCCTTCACCAAATGTATTATCAGGTGACATAACATACCAATGACACTTAGCATCAGGTATATCTACAGCACAAACTGCCCAATCATCTGCCCACTGAGGTACTTGAACATACATCACTGGTAAGTGATTTGCAAATAATGAAAGAATGAATGAAAATATAAACATAATGTTATTTATCTACTATTACTGACGTTCATTCCATTGTCGTAAGGCTCTGGAATACGAAGCTGCTCCACCACGACCACCACCAAAATTACTTCGTACTGGTTTTGGATCTTCTGGTTCAGGCACTGCACCAACTTCATTATCTCCACCTAATCCAGCTCTGGCCAAATCTTCATCTTTGGTCTCTCTATTATCTGTACTATTATCCACTCTAGCAGAAGGTGTACATATTGGATGAGTCTCACTAAACTCAACATTATCAATTAAATTACCATCTGTATTATTACCAACATATCCTGTTTTAATATCAAATCTTCCCGTTCCATATTTAATACCTGCAGTTCTACCTAAAACGTTTGTGATAACAGGATTTTGTTTCCTATCACCATCCATGAATTTACCCATAACAACATCACCTTGTGATATTGCTGGTGTTTTTTTCTTACCTCCAGCACCCGTTCCATCAGATACTCCAAGAGCTACCATTGCGTAAATGATATCGGTATCTTTTACAGTTTCATCACTAGGATGACTCCCCATTACAGCAACTCTATATCTGTAACCGACACCTTCGTCGCCATTTTGTTGCTCTTTTTGTGACTCTAATGGAAGAATGATACCAAGAAATTCATTAGTACCAGATCCATATGTATCCTGATCAGCCATAGTTAGTCTTTAACCTCCTGCCATTTAGAACCAGTAGTTCTACCTCTCTTATTTTTAATAGCCACTTTTTCCATCTTTTTAGGTGTTTCACCCTTAGAAAAATGCATTCCATAAGAGTCTCTTATTAATTTCATAGAAGTAACAGATTTTTCAGCCTCGAAGAAATGACATAATGATTGTATTATATACGTACCACTTGTCTTTTGATCAGGGCCTGATTCCTTATTACTACTTATAACCTCAATCTCAAGTTTAATTGTATCACCTGCTTCTAAATCAGTATTCATTGGAACAACAATAGAATAATTTTGAGAAAATAATATATTATATCTTGCAGCACCAGCAGCATAATATAATTCAGGGCTATTATTAGGATCTACACTAGTATCTGCACCACCAATATTCATTACAGCAGTTGATACCCTGTGGAACTTTGTTCCTCCTTCAAATTCTTCATCAAGAATTTTAGCGACTGTTGGTTTACCACCTAAGGTACTAAATTTTTCATCGTCTATTAATTTACCATCAACAACATTAATATCAATTTCAGTAAAAGAATAGGTTGCTGGATTAAAAAATATATTTTTACTTGCATAGATACCAGATCTAATTTGACTGGTAAGATTTTGATCCCTACCTACAACTAAAGCAGATACTTTAAAATTATTACTATCATCATCCTTCTGATTAACATCTTTATTTTGAGAATTATAGAAATAATGATGAGTTTGATCATCTGGTTCTGTATTAATTAAACTATCTAATGATACAAACTTAAATCCACTTTTTGTTTCGTATGCAAAATAACCAGGATTAGCAGTATTCATTGGTATTGTTTGCTTTGCAATCATTGCAATTAAATCAAATGGTCTTTTAGTCATTCCAGCAAACGTGTAAGTATTACTAGATTCTGAAATCAATACTCTGTCTGCAGGTAATGTTAGAATATCTTTGCATATTGAAGCAACAGATTCTGATATACTACCTTTATAGCATGATGTAACCTTTTTAATAGCATTCAATACTCCGATTCTAGAACAGAATCTTATTTGAATAGTCTCACTATTTGCCTGTTTATCTAATATCTGTACTTCATTAATATACAATATTCTATGAGGATCTCCTTTAATAGCAAAATCTATACCTTCACCAATTTCAGTTTTAGCTCTGAACATAAATTCACAACCAGCTTCAAGTGGAAGATATTCATGCAAAGAACCCGTTACTGATTCATCTCCTTCCTTAGCAACTGCATCTCCAGTACTAACAATAGTAGCAACACCAGTTATATGTGGTGATAATACATTTTCATAAAAATATAGATTAACAACTCTACTTCCTGCAGCAAAGGGCCCATCTAAAAGATCTACCTCCCTCTCACCATTGGAAGATTTGATCTTGAATACTTCGTATTTTGAAGATTGTACTGCCATTAGTCTATAACCAAACTCTCAGATAATGCTGGTTCTGGTCTTTCTTCTCCAGTACCACCGCCACCAGATCCACTATCTGTATTACCAGAATTTGCGAATACTTCTACAGGAACAATAACAGTTTGAACATTATTTCCATCTACCCGTTTTAAGTCACCAGTGACCTTATGAACTTTACCTATTATATTATTAACATTAGATTCTATAACTTTATTAACTTGACCATCTTCCTGTGTAACATTCTCCTTTGCTTCACCATCACTCCCACCTTTTGCAATTTTCTCAGGATCTATAGCAATTAAATTTTCTAATGGACTTTCTGTTTGCTCTCCTTCTGGTTCAGGATCATCAGTAGTACCTGTTGCATCCAATACTGCTTCATCCTCTCCTTCTCCTTTAGTAGGTTTATCTAAACCTCCTGAATCTTGACCAACGGGATCAAAATTTATAGGAGTAGAAGTATCTCCTTCACTTACTTTTTCTTCACCACCCCCATCTGTTTCCTCTTTAGGAATTTCTAAACTATCAACTTCACCTTCAATCTGTGTTTTTGCAGTTTCTAATTGAGCTACATTGGTTTCTGCATCTTTTGGTTTCCAAAGTTGAGCAACCCAACCACCAAATTTTACTAATGCTTTTGCAATCGAACTTATAACCTTCCATACAACTTTTACGAATGGTGCTATTTTATCATATGCGGATGTTAGGAAAGAAATAATCTGTGGTAATTTCTGAACAACAAATCCCATCAAAAGATATCCAAAGAAATTCATTACCCTATCTTTGATACTCATTACCATTCCACCAACATTACCAAGTACACCTGCTACAGGGCCTTTGTTGCCTCCTTTTCCTTCAATCTTCTTCTCGGCAGCTGCTCTTTCTGCCTGTAATCGTTGCTTACGGACAAGAATTTTCTTCTTATCACCTAACTTCGTGAGTTCTTTATTTCTCTCAGTTAGTACACTCCTAATATTAACAGCAGTGATCTTTAATCTTTTTACTTCTTGTTTCTGGCTCATTTATACGTATATCCCTAGTTTTTCCTTAGTCTGAGTAATATAATAGTTACTGACATCTTCTGAGCCAATAATAGGTACAGTATCAAATTCACCCTGTAAGGAGGAATTTTGCTGTCTTGAATTTGCCTGATCAGCAATTGTTATAGGATCTAAAACTGTGGTTCCACTTCTATCAGGTTCTGTAAGATCTCCTGTTGGATTAACATTATTTTTAAAGTTAAGTTGTTGTTCCTTACCAGCTATTTTTTCTGCTACTGCCTCATAGTTGCCCATTGCAGATTTCAAATCTTTCTCATCCTTAGACATTTTACTATCTCTTACCATCATACCAGCATCAATACCGACTGAAAGAGCAGTTCCAACACCAGGAATCATAGACGCAGCACCAGAAGCCATTTCACCTATAGCACCTTTCCAATCTGCTGGTTTTTGTAATAATCTTCCTACAGCAAATGCAGCACCTAAACCTAGTCCAACAATAGGAATCTTTTTAAGAAGTGATTTACCTCCAGCTTTACCTAAGTTTTTTAATAGTCCCTTACCACCAGTCTTTAATAACTTACCACCACTCTTTAATAAAGTCTTTCCACCTTTAATTAAATTCTTTCCACCTTTTATTACATTCTTACCCATCTTAAATAAACCTTTTGCACCTGGTATATTCTTAGCAAAATTCTTAATTGCAGATATACCATTTTTAATCAAGGCTTTAGCATTTTTAAGCATCTTTGGAAGTGTTCTTTTTACAAAGACTCTAGCCAACCTTCTAGCCCTATTCAATCCTTTAAAAACATTTTTAGTAAATTTAATAAGTTGTCTAACTTTTTTGACCAGTTTTCCTAAAAGAACACCACCAACAATAGCTCCCAATCCAATTAGAATTTTTTTACCATGATCTCCTAAGAATTTAAAGAATCCTGTAATTGCTTCATTGTTATTACCCAACCATGTTATTGCTTTGTCTGCAATAAATCCTCCTGCTATTGCCATGAAGAAATTCATAACCTTATCAAGTATGCCCTTTGCAGGTGCAGTTATTGTATCAAATGCTTTACCTAAAGTACCACCTATTTTCTTAACAGATTCTATTCCTGCTTCAGCACCAGTTCTTTTCTTTCTATCTGCAGTCCCTCTTAAAGTTGATATTGAATCTTTCTCTTGTGTAATTCTGTTTGCAAAATCTTTACTTAATGCATTACCAATATCTTGAAGTATTGCAGATACCTCTGCTATATCATCAGTAGGTTCATTTTCTTTTCTTAATTTAAGTATATTTTTAATGCTGGTAATTTTTGCTTCATTAGCAGAAACTCTTTGACTTAGTTCATCATCAACATTACCTTCTGGTATTAATTTACTTGGATCTATTTTAGGGCCTGTGCCTGGTAACATACCTCCTGAAACAGGACTTACATACGTGGGGTTTTTTGCATCAATCGCTGCTTTTACTTCTTTAAGTGATTTTGCACCCTTTCTTGACTTTTTTGCTCTTCTCATTGGAGCAGCAGCCTTCCCACCAAGAGCAGTTACTTTTGATACGTTTATTTTAGGTTTAGGTTTTGCTGTTTTAGCCACGTTTTTGCTGTGCTTTTAAGTTTTCTTCTTCAATGTATTGCTGGAGAAGTGAAACATAAATTTCCCTTTCCCAAGGAATCATATTTTCTAACTCTGTTAAGCTATATTTATGGTGTTGCATCAGAGCAAAATTAGTCCGATAGTAATTCTCTAGACTCTCATGAGCTAGAGCTAAGCGAAAAAACTTGCTAGACCCTCCAACATCACTTCACTTTCAACTTTAGTATTTGGATTCATCACCTTAATTTTATGTTGTAATTTAGGCATTGTCTCAAAAAACTTTTCAATATCCTTAAATTGTTTAGAGTTCATAGACTCAACAAATTCTCTCAATTCTTTTTTAGTACAATCAGTTGCATCCCAAGATTCTTCTGCATTGTATACTTGATCAATACATTGCATAATAACATCAAGAGATTGATCTACTTGAGGTTTATCAGTATCCACTTCAAAATTAGTCTCAATAAATTGAGTCATAGATGGATAATTCATTTTAACTGATAGATCTTTATCTAATTTAATAATATCACTATGGTCTGGATTTTTTTCAACTTTAATAGAATCAATGTCGATTTCCATCTGAACCATTGTTTGGCCATCATCAGGGCAGGTTACATTAACCTCAACAGATTCACCAACAGATTTTGCACGAACATTGAGAAATAGATACTCAATATCAAAAGTCGCCATTTTATCGACTTTGATACCTCTTGTTTGAACACACTGTGAGATTACTGTTTTAATTGCATTAGAAATCTGTTTTTGATCTTCAGATTCTAAAGCCATAATTAGAATTTTTTCTTCTCTAACTAAGAATGGTCTATATTTTACTTTTCTTCCACTAGAAGGCAATACCAATTCATAGACGGGGGTATTAATTTTTGGTAATGGCATAATTTATAATTTCAGTATATTATATATACGGGTTTTACAAACTTTTTATTTCATCCTGTATCTATCGTATGCAAACTGAACATTTACTTTTACAAGATCAGCACCACCATATTGCACGGGTATTGAAGTCATTGACTTTGGAAAAGCATTTACATATTCATAAGTAATACTTTTCTTTGGATCTAAATTCTTTTCAAATTTTGTAATAGTTAATGATCCAGACTTATATCCTATCTTATTATCTCTATTCATAGGATAGTTTAATCTTCTATAATAATTTACATCATCAGTACGAGTGATACCCTTAAAGTTATCATCACCTGCAACATAATCCATCCATCCTTCAAAAAATTTAAGAACATTATAATCCGAATCTACATAAAATGAAAAATCACTATCAACATATATTCTTGTATGTGCAAACTGTTGATTGATTCCTTGATAATTATCCTTAACTTCTGAAGTAGCAAATGAACTGGTAGGTAATGTGGCTTCAGCACACATTATACCAACCTTATTACCAGTTGCATAATCATTAGGTATATTATAATATTGCTGAAGATATCTTTTTAATTCAAATGATATACCTGCGATATGTACCTGATATTGGTTATTCAAAGATACCTTACCAAGATCTAATCTGGTAAGAGTACCCATTTTATATTTTGAAATAAGTCCTGCCACTCTAAATATACTTATATTATTATATTTCTATTTAGTGTCTTACAAAG